CTAAATGTGCAACCAGCCATTAATCAACGTACAACTCTGTCCACCAATCCATGGTTCATCGTGAATAAAACGAACGCTAACCCGACCTTCTCGCTGTAGTTGGGTACCTTGTCGAACCTGATACCCCTGTGCCGTCAAGCCACCGTCTGGGAATTTATTGACCTTCAATAAACGGGCCAAGCACGCATTAGCACTGCCCGTCACGGGATCCTCAACCAACTTATCCCATTCAACCAGAAACGCTCGCATTTCATAATCTGCTGGATCACCAGATGAATAGGCGCCATAAAGCGCCACGCCATCAACATCACAAGCAATTTGTAGCTTTTTAATCATGGTTTGATCCGGCGTCACAGCCAGGCAAGATTGAGCATTTGGCATACGCACCATAAGCCAGCGAATGCCCATATCAGCAACCATCAGCATCGTATCTGTTTCAATCACCGCAGGCTGAAAAGCGGCCATTAGCAGTTCCCTTCCCTCAACAGCCACCGTTCGAAACGTTACCGCAGGTGCCGCGAATGCCAGTGTTCCTTCAGGTAAGATATTGACCGCAATCACACCAATCCCGCATTCTTGCATAACAACCCCCGGCTGTTTGGTAACCAACCCAGCCTCCAATAATGCGTGGGCCGTACCTAGTGTCGGATGTCCAGCAAAGGGCAACTCTTTTTCGGGGGTAAAAATGCGCACCTGATAATCTGCAACCGGATTAGTGGGTTTAAAAACAAACGTCGTTTCCGAAAGGTTGGTCCAGCGAGCTAATGAAAGCATCTGAATTTCATTCAATCCCTCAGCCTCTAGGATCACCGCCAAGGGATTCCCCTGCAATGGCGAGGTGGTAAATACATCCACCTGTTTGTAGGCTCGTGGTATCACACCATCTCTTTTAAGCATTTACCATAATCCTCTATATACAAGGCTTGATGGTATCTCTATTAAATAATTTTATCACACAGAAAGATCTGGTCTGGCTGACAAGTTATAGCATTCCATCAAAGCAATGTGAGATTTTACGTAAAGCTAGAATATTCTTCATCACAGTTGAGATGGGCGCTATCAAACTACGTGGGGGCACTTCTTGACCCCCTTTAGTTTACGCAACCAACCAGTTTATCCAGAAAAAGAAGAACTAGCTAAAGTGTATCTTGGCGTAAATGCCATTTATGTATTACATCAGTCCACTGGACATCGTTACAAAATAGACGAATTCAATAGCCGATGGCTAAAGGCAATAAAACTGGCCGCAAATACATTTCCTGAATTGGATTTTAATTTCACGTTCTATGGCCTAAAGGCCAAGGGAATTTCCGACTTGGAAGGATCATTGAGGGAGAAGCTGGCTTATTTCGGACATGCAAATATTACGTAGACAGCGAGGTATGATAGAAAAGTAAATGTTGTTCCCGTAGTGGGTGGGCAGGATGTGGCGAAATGATATGGTGAAGCAATGGTGAAATGAGATTTTAGGCACAAAA